TAAAAGGCTCTCTCCAGTGCTCTAATTCACATCCAGAGTAAATAAGCATATCCCCTGGTTTTAGGTCTACTTTTACACCTTTAGGTGCTCCGGGCCTATGTATGTTCTTATACTCGTCTATGACGTTGTTAGACCCCGTAGGATCGATAAATATAGGCCATGCATCTCCACCTAGATTCAATGTCGTTGATATTTCACAGCTAGGTCTATCTTTGTGTCTTTTTAAAATATTGCCTGTTCTATACAGTCTTGTGTAGGAATAAGTAGGTACTAATTTAAGTCCTGTTTTCTTTTGCATTATCGCTATAGTTTTAACAAGTAATGTCTCCATCAACCTATCACCATATTTAGCGTAAGAGTTTGGAACTTGTGGGTCGTTAAAACTACCAACGAGTTTATTGCCTGCATGAGTTACACCATTGTTTAACATCCAATAATCTGCTTCTGCTGATATTTGTAAATAACTATAAGCTATGTCTGCTATCTCTTTTGATATAGCACCACGTATAACTTGATATTTATTTTTCTTAAAACTCATACTTGTATGAAATTATAAGATACAGATATTCTCCAGTTCTTATCACCTTTGTCTGTATTCATATTTATATCTACACCATGGGGAAGCCAAGATGGAAAAAAGATCATACGTCCTTCTACAGGTTCGTAAGCACATACTCTCCATAATTGCTCTGGTAGATTTTCAGTTCTTCTAGGCATATGTGTATTGGGTCCTGGTCTAGGATCTTCTAAAAATAATTTACCTGAGTCTTTTGGTACTTTAATATAATAAACACCTGACCACATAGAGTTAGGATGTGTATGTGTTTTATTGTAACTGTAAGTAGGATTGATATTAGCCCACATATTACCAAGACCTAATTTACCTGTAATACCAAAATCTTGATTACACTCGTAAGCCATTTTAAATAATTCATCAATAAGAGGTTGATACTCTTTTCTCTTATCCATATCTGTTTTGCTGTGCCAACCAAAACCAGAGTTTGTTTTCTTTTCTCCTTCAGGGTCTGCCTTTCGCCACTTCTTTATTTCTTTAAATAAATATTTATTAAGTTCTTTAGAATTAGGTAGGTCTTTAAAATA